ATGAAACTTGAAAATTTACGAGAAGAGCGCATATTGCAAGGAAAAACACAAACCTATATGGCGAAAAAATTAGGTTATAAGTACACAAGCGGCTATGCGAATATAGAGATGGGCAGAACGAAGCCAAGCTTAGAAATAGCAAAGCATATTGCAGATCTGCTAAATACCGGTGTTCAAGAGCTTTTTTTTGGTCAGAAGTTACACAAAAAGAGTAATTCTCTAGAAGAAGATCAGTTCTTAGAAAAGGAGAGACGCGCAGAATGAATATTGAACATCCAATGGTGACACAGATGAGTGACTTTGGTTATCCAAAAAGCTACTGGTCATATGACATGAAACGATATGGATACCAAACAGAAATTGATGACAGTTTGGAGGGATCTGAAGAAGATGAGACATCAGCTGATGTTTGATGCTAGAAAAGAAGCGCAGCTTTGTTTAGACCAAGCTGGCGGCTGGATCGCCTTTTTTCAACAGAAACCGATGTTTGTTTTTGCCACAGCAGAAGAGAAAGAGACATATATGACCCTCCTGAAAGCTAAGTCGATGACAATAAAGGAGGAATCAGGGCGACGTGAAACGATGGAAGCAAATCATGACATTTTTGAAATGCTTGCTCAAAGCGAGTAAAAACGAACAAGACATCCGCCAGTGGGCAGAGGATGACGGGAGATCATAACATGGTCATCCATTTAATCATTGAACATGAACATTTGTTAACAAAAGAGACATTGATGAAAAGAATACGATCAGCTGCAAAAGTACAATGCCCGCAAAAATTAGAAGGCGCACTATCACTTGAAATTCGTTTATTTGATCACATGCCGCTTAACATTGCTGACTGCCAAAAAAAGCGTACATACGCAGAAAAAGGGTTGATACGCCCGATACACGTCAGCATCTTACAGCCAAGTCTACAGCATATTCAAGAAGCACTTCATTCTATAGCCGATCAAGTCCCTCTGCAGATTGTCGATTTAAGAGTTTCCCAGTTTTATAGTATGTGTGAAAGAGTTGAAATCATTATCAATACGGTAGGTAGTGGCACGAGGCCATCACCAAAAAAGGAGACAAGCATATGAACGAGCCAAAACAACTATTCATTCAAGATAACCAAACATTTGTCGGTGAGATGGAAAAAGGAAAAATTCAAGTCATCGTGTTAGATGGAAATGTAGGAACGGCTTATCAAATGGATGTACCTGAACATGGAAAAACCATTATTCAAACGGCAAAAGGTCATTTTGCAAGAGTAGATCACGAGATTGGTTTTAAAATCAGCTAACTGACTAAACACATCAAATCATAATACGTCCAAGACGGAAAGCCTGCGGACACTGATCAAGACCCTGTTAAAAGGGGACCTGATTGGTGTCCGTTTTTTATTTTCTTAAAAAAGGGAGAGAGCGAATATGCAAGATTTACTCATTGAATATAAAAGAGCCTTAAAGAATGCTAGAAAACAATATGAACCATTTAAAGAAAAAGAAGAACATCAGCTGTCCGTTCAAGACAAGCATGATAAAAAAATGATCGCCAGTATGGTGAGCGATCTAGAATACGTAGTAGAATGGCTACAAATCGGAAGAGAGCCAGGTGCGCGCAGAGGGTTAGACAGACGTTCAGTCTATCAGCGAACCATTCTTGCAAATCCAGAAGTGTTAGAGGCTTTATCACATGAATATACCCTTATTCAAGAGAAAGAAAGAGAAGTCAGTGAGAGAGACAAAAAACGAATTGATGAAGCTTTGTCTGTTTTAACAGATCGAGAAAAGGATGTATTCTTTATGCACACAACACAAGGATTATCGTTTAGCGAGATTGCGGTCATGCTGGATGTCAAAAAAGGAACTGTGCAAAAACATATGGAAAGAGCGCGGACGAAGATGTCCAAAAAAGTACAAGAACGCCTATTCAGAGCTGCTGAATAGGCGTTTTTTCTATCCAAAATAAATCAGCTAAAGCTTGTCTTACAGTTGCCACCTATAGTTAGAAAGACCAAACGAATGTTTGCTAGCCCTACACAAATGATTCCTTCAAAGGGAATCATTCGAATTAAAAGGAGGCGGCAGGTGAATGTAAATGAAAGATAAACGGATAGAGGCCAAGCAGGATTATATGAAGGGGATGACGTACCAGCAAATTGCTGATCATTACAATGTCTCGATCCATACCGTCAAATCGTGGAAAAGGCGATACGGATGGCAAAGACAAAAAACTTCGTCAAAGCAAGCACACTCAATCTTCAATCAATTTCTTTCAGATGAAACGATTGAAATCATGGAGAAAATGGATGGACGCACATCGCTTGATTTAATCTGGGATCAAATTCAAATTCAATATGCAGCCATTATTCGGGCGCAGCGAATCATGTATGTAGCAGATCAAGAGGACATGATCAAAGAGTTGAAAAAGGCGGCATACATGCCTTCTTCATTAGAAGAAACAGGAGAAGGCATTCAGCCAGAACTAGACATCACCTCAGAAGAATATTCGTTTCAATTTTCATGGGATCGGCATGCGACGTTTCTAAATGCACAATCCCGTGCAATGGGTGAACTCAGGCGTTTAATAAAACAGTTTGAAGAGCTCGCACATGCGAAGGATGAACGAAGATTAAGGCTGAAACAAATTGAACTGACGATCGAAAAAACAAAAAAAGCAGTGCGTGAAGAAAAAGAGGAAGATCTTCAAATCATGATCAAGCGAAAAGAGGACGACTCATGACGCCATTGATTGAAAAAGAAGTCAATCCTCACTTTGAACACTTTCTATTCGATTGGAATCAAAAGTTTCAATTTTTAGTTGGAGGCTATGGCTCCTCTAAAAGCTATCACATTGCTTTAAAGCTCGTCTTAAAGCTGCTGGAAGAAAAGCGGACAGCACTTGTCATTCGAGACGTGTATGATACGCACCGCGAATCAACCTTTTCTTTATTACAAGAGATCGTCAGCGACCTCGGCATCGACCATGTGGTGAAGTGCCGAAGTTCGCCGCTTGCACTGACGTTTCGAAACGGCAGCAGCATCTTATTTAAAGGGCTGGACAAACCTGAAAAATTGAAATCAATCAACAACATCTCGATCATTTGGATTGAGGAATGTTCAGAGGTTTCTTATGAAGGATTTAAAGAGCTGCTTGGAAGGCTAAGGCATCCATCCTTACCGCTTTATATGATGTTATCGACCAATCCTGTTGGTCAGGATAATTGGACGTATAGACATTTTTTTCGAGATGAACAGCTGAAGCGTTTTGTTTTAGATGATGAAACCTTATACAAAAAGCGAACCGTTGTTATCAAGGATACGTATTACCATCACTCCACGGCAGAAGATAATCTATTCCTTCCTAAAAGCTACGTGAAGCAGCTGGATGAGCTGAAAGAGTATGATCCAGACCTCTATCGCATTGCGAGGAAGGGATATTTCGGGATCAATGGCACAAAGGTTTTTCCTCAGTTTGAGGTGAGAAGCCATTCTGATGTATTAGAAGCCATTCAGCAGATTGACAGACCGCTGAAACGAGCAGGCATGGATTTTGGATTTGTTGAATCATACAATGCGCTCATTCGGCTAGCTGTCGATCATGAAAAAAAGTACTTATATATTTATTGGGAATATTACGACCGCGGGAAAACAGATGATGAAACAGCCCTTGACTTGAAAGAGTTCATTGAATCAAAAGAACTGATTAAAGCCGATGCAGCCGAACCTAAAACCATTCACTATTTTCGGCAGCGCGGCTTTCAAATGGTGGCGGCACATAAGTTCCAAGGCTCACGTTTACAGTATACAAAAAAGATCAAACGGTTTAAGAAAATTATTTGTTCTGATGCATGTCCATATACCATCTATGAACTTCAATCACTAACCTATAAGGCAGATAAGGATGGACGTTTAGAGGAAGATGAATTTCAAATCGATCCACACACATTATCAGCCATCTGGTATGCGCTGGATGATTATGAAGTGACAGATTTGAAACAGACTGCCTCGGAGCGTGTCCGTCCAAACAGAGAGAGGAGGTCCATACAATGAAACAATTGAAAGCAACCATTATGAAGGCAAACATGTCTGATCATACAAAACAAATGTATGCAGATGAATTTTCCTACGAAAAGGATGACATTGTTCCCCCGCCTTACAATATTAATGAATTAAAAAGTATGTCAGAATATTCAACCATTCTTCAGCAATGTATTGATGCGTATAAGACCAATATTTTAGGCTTTGGTTTTGGTGTAGAATATGCCTTTGACTTTAATGCAGAAGGCGTGAAACCGGCAAAAAAGAAGGCAGCAGAGAAGGAATGGACAAGACTTGAAGAGTTTACGAAATACATGAACTATGATGAGTCTGCTGATGTGGTGCTTGGCTATGTCATCGAAGACCGGGAGAAAACAGGGAATGGTTTTTTAGAAGTTCTCCGAGATGGCCAGGGAAAGCCGGCAGGAATCGAGTATTTAGATGCGCTCCATATCCGCATTTGCAAGCTGAGTGAGCCAGTCGACGTCGAGTTTCGGTATACAGAAAACGGCGAATTGAAAACAATGAATCGAAAGAAGCGATTCCGTAAATATGTGCAGGTGATCAATGAAAAGAAAGTCTTCTTCAAGGAGTATGGTGATCCCCGCATTTTACATTGTGAAACAGGCAAATACGATGACACCACCCCAGAGCCGCTGCGTGCAACAGAAGTGATTCATTTTAAAATCGGCAGTGGAACGTATGGGATTCCCCGCTGGATTGGCAACATCGTCAATATGTATGGGGCACGCAAGGCAGAAGAACTGAACTACCTTTATTTTAAACAAGGGCGGCACGTACCTGGTGCCATCATTGTCGAAAATGGAATGCTGTCTGAGTCATCCTATCAGCAGCTTCAAGATTATATGGACGATATTGAAGGCTCTGATCATGCACATAAGTTTCTATTGCTTGAAGTCGAAGGTCTCCCGACGGAAAAAGGGTTAACTGGAGAAGAAGATGTTTCAAATGTCAAAGTGAACTTCAAATCCTTAGCAGAGATCTTGCAAGAAGATGCACTCTTTTTAGAATACGATGAAAAAACAAGAAACAAAATCCGCTCTGCTTTTCGACTGCCGCCTATTTATACAGGTGAGTCTCAAGACTATAACAAAGCGACAGCCGATACGGCGCGGAAAACAACAGAAGAACAGGTATTTCAGCCTGAACGGCATCTCATCACAGGGAAACTCAATACCCTTTTCCTGCCGGATCTTGATATTTGGCATGTCCGTTTCCTATTAAATGGTCCTGACTTTAGAGACCCATTAGAGATTGCCAAGGTTCTGACACCATTTATTCAGGCTGGGGCAGTGTCACCAAACGATTTGCGAGATCTGGCGGGACGTATCCTTGGGAAAACGTTAGAGGAATGGCCGGAGGATCTCTATCACAGACCTTTAGAAAGCCGCATGACATCAGCTGAACAACAGCCTCAACGAGAGCCAGATCAGTTGAAAGAATAAACCGAAGCGCGTGCGCTTTTTTGAAAGGGGGTGAACATATGCCAAGAGAATTAAAAAACGCAAAAATTACGCATGTTTCCTACGTGGACAGAGCCGCAAACAAAAAGAAATTCTTTTTGATGAAGGCAAAGAAAAGCCAGCCTGACTTTCAAAAAGAGGTGAGTGTGCTGACAAAGGCAGAAGATGCTCATCGCCTTGTGTATGGTGTCGTGTATGAACCGAATACACCTGATGCACACCAAGACTTTATGTCTGCCAAAGAAATTGAAAGAGCAGCACATGGTTTTATGAAGGATGCCCGCCACATTGATAAGCAGCATGATTTTCAACATGGTGTTGGAGAAGTGGTTGAATCATACATTGCACCAGCTGATTTTGAAGTAGGCGGTGAGTTGATTCGAAAAGGATCTTGGGTGCTTGTAACAAAGGCTTCTCAAGAGATTTGGGATCAAATTCAGAAAGGCCACATTACAGGATATTCAATGGCAGGAACGGCGGACATCGTAGCAATTGAAGAACAAGATCAGCTCCTATCTCAAAGCACGAATGAGAGAGGGCTTTTTTCTTTGCTGAAAAATTTCTTTTTGAAAGAGGAAGGTGCAAACATGTCACAACAATTTTGGAGCGTTTTAGACCACCTGCTGGAAACCTTACAGTCAAGTGATGGTGATGAGGCGGGTGTAAGATCAGCGCTTGAGCAATTGCTGCCAATCGTGCAGGAGATTTTGAAGACAGAAGATGTGCTTCAAACGATTGGTGAAAGGCCAGCCTCCGTACAAAAACAAGACGCCGCTTTGACGACGGAGCAAGTACGAGAGCTTGAAAAAGCAAAAATGGCCATCGAAAACGTCTTACAGCATGCTGAACAGCAGGAAACAGATCAAACTGGGGAAGAACCTGTCCAAAAGGTGCTTGAGCAAGCCGTAGCACCAATTCGTCATCAGCTTTCTTCTTTAGAGAAATCAGCCAGCAGAGAAAAAGCTGCGCTTGAGCAAGTGCTTCAGCAGCAGCTTTTGCCTATTTCAGAGCGGATTCACATGCTTGAAAAAGCGCGCGGCATGTCAAAACAAACAATCCACGATACACAAAACGACAGTACAAAGCCCATATGGGATGGCTTACTATAAGCCTAAATAAGGAGGAAATAGTGTGAGAAATCAAGAGTTGATTCGCAAGGCCGAAATGACACTTGCCAGCTTAAAAACCGGCGGTCTCATGAACGCAACCCAATCCAACACATTCATTAGAATGATGCAAAATACACCAACCGTTTTAAATGATGCACGTATCATTCCAATGGAAAGTGATTCACAAAAAATCGAAAAAATCGGCTTTGGCCAGCGTATTTTGCGCCCAGCAGAAGAAGGCAAAGCGCTTGATGCGAAAGACCGTGTTGTCCCAGCGACAAGCACTGTCCAGCTAAATGCGAAAGAGGTCATCGCAGAGATCCACATGACCTACGACAGCATTGAAAACAATATTGAGAAAGACGGCATTCAGCAGACGATTATGCAAATGCTCGCTGAACGAGCAGCGGTTGACATTGAAGAGCTCATCGTCAATGGCGATACGACTTCAGCAGATCCATTTCTAGCTCAAATGGATGGCGTGAGAAAACAAGCAGTATCTCATATCGTAGATGCAAATGGAGCGGAAATCAGCCGCCAAATGTTTAAGCAAGCTTATAAAGCGATGCCGTCAAAATATTTACGTGTTCCTCAGGATTTCCGTTTCTACACATCCCCAAGCTTAGAAGTTGAATGGAAGGATCAAGTAGCAAATCGTCAGACGGGCCTTGGAGATGCGGCCATTCAAGGCGGACTTTCTTCTGCATTCGGTGTGCCGGTCAAAGGTCTTGCCAATATGCAGCCATATGACGAAGCGGGAACAGATGTATCAGATATTTTGCTGACACATCCTAAAAATATTATCGTAGGTTTCTCTCGAAATATTCGAATTGAAGTAGAAAAAGATATTCGCAGCCGTAAATTTATTATTGTCCTCACAGCGAAGCTAGACAGCAAATTTGAGGAAGAGGATGCTGTAGCAAAAGTGATGAAAGTGAAAGAGTAGGTGACGGCAGACCATGATCATTTCTGCTGAAGAACTGCAGGCCTATTCTGTATTTGATCGTGTGAAAAATCGATCTGTAGAAAGACTGACAGCAGATATTATCGAAGCAGAAGCTGCGGTATTTCAGATCGTAGGTCACGATTTCTCAAGCGAAAAATATCAGCCTCTCCCTGAAAAAGCAAGAATCGCATTATTAAAAATGGCCCAATATTTTGCCATGCTGAATGATGACGAATCTATGATGAAAGGCTTTACGTCAGAGAAAATGGGCGATTATTCATATGCAAAGGCAGCTGATCAAGTGAAAGGCAGACCCTATGTATATGCCTTGCTAGTAGATTACATTGAACCAACATTAACTGCCGGCAGTGCCAAACTAAAGGTGAGATCATTATGAGCTATCAATCTCTATTAACAGATCGCTGTGATCTTTTTCACCTTGAACATAAGGAGTCTGCCCGCGGGAAATTTGGAATTCCAGCTGATGATTTACAAATGACACTTTCCTATCCCGACGCTCCCAGCCTGACCGATCTAGCTTGTTATGTCATAGAAAAGAACCAGTCACTTGTGCAAGAAGAGCCGAATACAGTCATTTATCAATCCTATCTTGTCCATTTTCCTTTAGGAAGTGATATTCGCTTGCATGACAAAATGGTGTGGAATGGCGTGTCACTCAAATTACAGCAGCCTAAAAAAGTGAAAAATCATCACATCGAAGTGATGGCAGTCAGGAAGGAAAATCTATGAAAATTGATGGACTTGGACGGCTGATTTCACAACTGCAGACAGCGTGTGATGGCGGCTTAAAGACAGAATACCAAGATTGGCTGGAGGACATGGGCCTACAGTTTTTAGACATCATTCAGGATGAATTAATCAAGGAGAATGCTGTTGATACAGGCCGGCTTCTAAGATCCTTTACACAAGGCGACAAGGAGAATCATTTTCTCATGTCAAAAGGCGGTCTCACACTGGAAGTAGGAACGCAGCTTGAATATGCCTCCTATGTCAATGACGGACATGCCATTTCTTCAAGTGGAGAGCGAAGATGGGTGCCTGGCAGATGGACTGGCAGCCGCTTTGAATATGATCCGAATGCAAGTACAGGAATGATGCTTGCCTCTCAATGGATTGAAGGTAATGGCTACTGGGATCATGCTGTCATGCTCTATGAGCAAATGTTTGAACAGTCGCTGGATCGAAAGCTGCAAAGCTGGTTCGATCGACATTTTGGGAGGTGATGGAATGAATCAAGAAGTCGGGGCAATCATGCATTATATCTACACACACTTTCCTGTGACAATGTATGATCGTCTTTTGCCAGAACGCTTTCAAGTGCCATCTGTTTATGTGCCGCCTGTGACAGTGATCAGTGGTCCAGATACGGTTTCTACCTTTATGAAATCTTATTCGCTACAAGTGAAAGTCTTTCATATTGATACAGAAAAAGCACATGATGCGGCAGAAACAATCGTTGATGCATTGCTTGCTGATCGTCAAATCATTCAGATGATGAGTGAAGACGGAGAGGTGCTTGATGATTATGTCCGCATAAAAAGAGTGGAAACAAGAATGATAGATCAAGGCGTAGCAGCGATTGTCCTGACATGGGATAGCAGCTATTGGTACAACCGGGACAAACAGGCAAGCCTTGAAGATATCAACTTTTCAGATGGGGTGATCAAACGTGAGCAAGACTAAAAATGCACAGCCCGCTCAAACAGCCGGCGAAGAAAAAGAATTTGGCTTTTCATTTGAAGCCTTAAAGGAGCACAGCAAGGATCTTTTTGGGGTCAAACCAGAAATCCTTGAAGGCGCTCTTTTTTATATCAAAGATCAACCAATTACAAAAACAGAAGCAAAAAAGCACATTGATGCTTTTTTGTCCAAGGAGGTTTAAAGGATGAACGGAGGCACTTTTACACCAGGTACAGAGAAAAAGCGTCCTGGCATTTACTTTAATTTTAAAACAACAGCAGAGCAGCGAATTACTTTAGGTGACCGAGGTACGGTGGCACTTCCTCTTGTGATGAGCTGGGGAGAACCAAAAACCTTTATTTCCGTTTCAAATATGGAAGACTTAAATAAGAAGGTTGGACTTAACATTGATGATAAGTCACTTCTTCTTTTCCGTGAAGCAAAGAAAAAAGCGCAAACGGTCTTGCTTTACCGCTTAAATGAAGGGGAGCCGGCTAAAGCTGAAATTGCTGAAAACTTTGTGGTCACAGCAAATTATGGCGGCCTAAAAGGAAATGAGATCACAGTACAAGTGGCAGAAAATGTACTTGATAGCACAAAGCGCGATGTTATCACTTATCTGGGAACAGATATTGTGGACAAACAGGTTGTCACTGATGTCAAAGATCTTGTGAAAAACAAGTACGTTCAATTTTCTGGTGAAGGTGAAGCAGTCATCACAGCTGGTGTGGCACTAAGCGGCGGGAAAAACGGCGTGGCAAGTGTTGCAGATTATACAGCTTTCCTAGAAGCAGCAGAAACAGAATACTTCGATGTCATTGCCCTTCCAGTCGATAATAGTGAGCAATTAAAAGCAACCTTCGCTTCATTTATCGATCGTTTACGTGATAAGCAAGGACGTAAGGTGCAAGGGGTTGTGGCTAATTACGCAGCTGATCAAGAAGGAATCATCAATGTGACAAGCGGTGTTGTACTCGAAGATGGAACAGAACTAACACCTGCTCAAACAACAGCATGGGTCGCAGGTGCAAGTGCCGGAGCAAACTTCAATCAGTCACTCACCTTTGTTGAATACGAAGGAGCAGTCGATACATTAGAACGCCTTGACAATGATCAAGTAGAATACCGATTATCACAAGGGGAGTTCATTTTCACCTTTGATGCGAGAGATCGCACGGTGAGTGTTGAAAAAGATATTAACTCCTTGACAAGCTTCACAGCTGAAAAGAACCAGCAAATGGCGAAAAACAAAATCATTCGTGTGCTTGATGCGATCAACAATGATTTAACTTTCGAATTAAAAAATCTGATTAAATTACGCAAAGCCAATGGCAATGACATTCCAGCATCAGATGATGGTGTGCAGCTTGTGAAAACACTGATTACCCAGTATCTCACACAGCTTCAAGATGGCAGCGGCATCACAGGCTTTAACTCAGAAACAGATATCGTGATCGGCCTCAATGAAGATCGTGATGGATTTATCATCGATTTAGCGGTTCAACCAGTAGATGCAGCAGAAAAATTCTATTTCAATGTGGAGGTGAAGTAAGATGGCTTTTAAAGCGCAAAATACAATTTCAGGTAAAGAAGGTCGTCTTTTCTTAGAAGGTGAGGAGCTTGCATTTATCAAAACCTTCGAAGCAAACGTGGAGAAAAACAAATCAGAAGTGAACGTCATGGGCCGCCGAATGACTGGTCATAAAACAACGGGAGCAAACGGAACAGGAACGGCAACCTTTTATAAAGTTACATCTCGTTTCGTTCAATTGATGCTCAATTACGTGAAAAAAGGAGAAGATCCATATTTCACTCTTCAAGCTGTCATTGACGATAAATCATCAGGCCGTGGCACTGAGCGTGTGACATTATTTGATGTCAACTTTGATTCAGCTAAAATCGCTGGATTGGATGTTGATTCAGAGGCGCTTGAAGAAGAAGTTCCTTTCACGTTTGAAGACTTTGATCTTCCTGAGAAGCTGAAGAATACTTTCTAAGAAAAGTGGAGGAAATCAGCTAATTAATTAGCAAATTAAAAACTGAATATGCTATAATGCAGTTGTAATACAGCCGTCTTGAAGCCGTCTAAATTTCGTCTGGCAGCGTCTTGTATTCGATTCATTAAAATATGTTTACATGCAAAGCTATTTGCATACAATAAAAAAGCCAGGATGCTCTAACATCCCGGCAATGTACAATGAGGCCCTCAAAGGGGCTGGCTAATCAATTTAGATAGTTTCTAGGATAGACTTCCCCTTCAACCGTCCAAAGCTCAAGGGGAGTCTATTTTTTGTTTATATACGTCAACAAAGTAAGGATAAACATCCCGAATAAAAACATGAGGGAAATCGCTTCAAATGTTGACATATGCATCACCCCCTTCCTATCGGGGATGAGCCAGACGCCCTTGAGCAAGCCATTCAATTGTACAATTAAAATTATACATGAAAAGATTGGAAAGCACATTCAAAAAATGGATGTGCTTTTTTGCATTCAAAAAAACATAACAAAGGGAGTTTTTAAACATGAGTGAAAAACAAACATTTGATCTTTCATTTTTTATGCCAGGACAAACAGTAGAAGCGGAAGAAGTCAAAGTACCGATTTCTAAGCGTTTTGTTGATAAAAAAGGGAATGTCATTCCTTTTGTCTTTAAAGCTATTACAACTGAACGTATTGATGAACTGGAAAAAGAAAACACAACCTTCAAAAATGTCAAAGGCAGAGGACGTGTAAAAGACTTAGACAGCCAGCGCTTCTACGCACGTATTGCAATTGAATCGACGATTTACCCAGATTTCCGTTCAAAGGAATTAAGAGAAGCCTACAGCACACAAGATCCAGTTGAAGTAGCAAAACGTGTCCTGTCAGTTGGCGGTGAATATGCGAACTGGTTAAACAAAGCGATCGAAATCAACGGATTCGAAGATGAAATTGAAGATTTAGAAGAAGCAGCAAAAAACTAATAAAAGATGGGGATAAAGAAGCCGTGTTTTTATATTACGCGATGCACGAACTTCACTACTCCCCATCTGAACTCCTTGATTTATACGAATCACCAAGACCATTCAAAGCATTCCTTTTCGGACTGATCAGTTACAAACTAGACATGCTAGAAAAAGAAGCAAAGAAAGGAGGTAAGTAAATGGCGAAACTTACAGCGCGATTTGAATTAGAAGACCGGGTGTCGAAAAAGCTATTACGCATTCAAAAACGGTTTCAAACGTTTGAGAAGCAGCTCAAACCATTTAGAAAACCGGTGAAAATAAGCCTAGAAATGGATGAAAAGAAGCTGAGAAATCTCACTTTATCTCTCCGGAAAATTTCAGCTGTTTCCATGACACTGGATCAGGGAATCTATCGTGATCTAAAATCATTAAAAAATCAGTTAAATATGTTACCGAATCATATGGTCATATCCATTCAAGCAAAGGGACTGGATGTCATTAAAACCAGCATAGATCGTTTGAGACAAGTGGGGACAAGTCCCATGATGATGACGTTTAAATTGAACGATCAATTATCAGGTAAAATATCATCAATCAAAAAATCAATCCTTCAGCTCATCAACAGAACGTACTATATGAGATTAAACATGGTTGATCAAGCCACCGCAGCAATTCAACGAATCAAAAAGACACTCAAAAGCTTGACGATGTCCAAACACGAAATCAGAGTGTCAGTTCAAGACAATGCAAAAAGTAAGCTAAAAAAACGAGATCAGGCAGAGTCTGTTGTGAAAGAGAAGAAAGTAAAAAAGCAACCTAATGCAACTGCTGCTACAAAAACGAATGAAAACAAACAGAGCTGGTTGGGGAATTTGGGAAATAAGGCATTAAAAGAAATTGAAAAATATGCAGGTGACGTCTCAGATAAATTGAAAGAAAAATTGAGTCCTAGAAATTTTTGGGATAATAATGCACTCCCTTGGATTGAAACGAAAATCGACGCATACAAGCAAGAAGTGATCGGACGAATTAGTGAGAAGATTAAAATTAATCCTGAGGAGTATTTAGATAAATGGTTTAACAAAGGCTTAGATTTGATCCTTGGCCCGAAAAATCCATCAAGCGAGAACAACAGTAACTCTTCAGCTCAAAGTCAAACGACTGAAGCATCAACAAATCCAACTCCTAATACGCAGCCAAATAAACAAAAAGGAAAAGGTTTGTTTCGTAATAGCTGTTGCCCTTGTTGTGCTCGAGGTTTAAGCAGGCGTGGTTCTAATAGAACTAGAAATAGAAATGGCCGTGCTCAAAGGCAGCCCACAAATCCTACCGCCACTTCTAGAGCTGAAAGAAATAGAAGACCTCCAGGTAGACTAGGAAAACTGAAAACAAATGCAGGTAAGATTTTTGAAAAAATCCCTAGTGGATTGAAGAAAACTACAGGCATCGTAGCCTCCGTTGCGGGACTTGCTGGACTGATGAAAGGTAGCGGCGGGTTAAGTAGTTTAGGCGATTCATTAAAAAATATAGGTAGAGGAAGTAGTAAGTTATTAAAAAGAGTGCCTGTATTGGGGAACTTATTAAGTGCAACAGATTTAATAGGAACAACCAAAGAAAACGTTGGGGAAAAAGTAGGTGGTTTCTCTGGAGGTCTTGCAGGAGGAGTTAGTGGAGCTGCAATTGGTCAAGCTCTAATTCCAATACCATTTGTAGGAGCTGCAATTGGTGGCGTTGCTGGAGGCATGGCTGGCACTTATGGAGGATCAAAATTAGGGGAGATATTTGATACTTCAAAACTTAAAGAGGATATTTCAAACACTTTATTTAATGGCGAATGGTGGAGTGAAAAGTGGGGGAGTGTTAAAACTTCTGCAGAAACATCTTTAGGGAACCTAAGTGAAAAATGGGAAGATATAAAAACTACAGCATCGAATACACTGTTCAATTCAGAATGGTGGGCAGAACAAGCTGGATACGTTACAGGAGTTTTAGAATCAACTGTCTTTAATGGAGAATGGTGGAGTGAAAAATGGGATGCTATCAAGGACTGGACTCAAGAAAAGTGGGATAGTGCGGTCGAAATATGGGATTCTATTAAGGGTAAACTTAGTGAGACCGTTTTTAACGGAGATTGGTGGGGAGAGAAATGGGATAATGTAAAGGACTGGACTCAAGAAAAATGGGATGGTGCAGTCGAAATATGGGATTCTATTAAGGGTAAACTTAGTGAGACTGTTTTTAACGGAGATTGGTGGGGAGAGAAGTGGGATAATGTAAAAAAATGGACCAGAGAAAAATGGGATGGCGCAGTCGACATATGGAATTCGATTAAAAGAAAAGTTCGTGAAACGGTCTTTAACAAAGATTGGTGGGGGGAGAAGTGGGATAACGTAAAAAGTTGGTCAAAAAGTAAATGGGAACAATCAAAAACAATTTGGTCAACTGCAAAAGCAACTATTTCTTCAACTCTATTTAATAAAGACTGGTGGTCAAGAAAGTGGAGTAATGTTCAATCTTGGGGTAAAAATATTTTAGGAGATTCATGGGATTTAATCAAAAGTGAAGGCGCAAAATTCGTTGGTAGGCATATTGTGAAATTTGAAAAAGGTAGAGAAAAAGGGAAAAAGGATTTTAAACCTGATCAAAAAGCCACAGGCGGCTATATCACTCAGCCAACCTTATCATGGGTCGGTGAAGCAGGTAACGAATTTGTCATTCCAACTCAAAATAACCGAGGACGCGGAAAGATGCTGCTGGCACAGGCAGCTTCTCAACTTGGAATGTCTGTTGTACCAAGCGGAGCGGCAGGAAATTCAGTGTCAAGCTCTCCAGCTCCTACAGCAGTAGCTGCATCATCTTCTGTCGGTTCAATAGACGGATCGGTCTCGGTGACGGGGGACATTCAAGCCTCCAGCATTGGCGAGCAATTTAATAACGATTTTGAACAGGGGTTAAATCGTAAAGTAATCTCCCTTGATCAATGGAAACAAAAGAATATTCAGCAGCCGTTTGGTCAATTGACATCAGACTCAGGAAAGTATGGTCAACAAACGGTTTCAGCTTTTGCAAATGGTCAGCAGATGACACCAACAGGTACAGCCAGCTTCTTGCAAAGTCGTGTAAAAACACCATACCAACAAGTCATGACCGCATCACCAACTTGGGGTTCTGGAACGGTTAGTGGTTTTGCAGCAGGCCAAAATGCCACATCAATTGGCACGAGCCAATACGTAGATCAACACATCAAACAACCATTCCTGCAAGCAAAACAAGAATCACCAAGCTGGGGTTCAGGAATGATTGACGCCTTTAATAACGGCATGCGTTCCAAAGGAAGCGAAGTCACGCAAGCGGCCAAAGAAATGGCGAAGAAAGTAGAACAGGCGTTTAGAGAGGAATTAGACATTCATTCCCCTTCACGCGTCATGATGAGTCTTGGGAAATTTGCATCAATTGGTGTCGTCAAAGGGCTCGACTCAGTTGATGTGAAAAAGTTTGCTGAAAATCAAGCTGGTTCATTAATCGGTGCCTTCAGCGGTATGGGAGCTTCAGGGCTTAATATTAAACAATGGCTCATGGCGGCCATCATGGCAACTGGCACATCTATGAGCTGGCTTCCAGGTCTGATGACCATCGCGCAGCATGAGTCACGTGGAAATCCGAGAGCGATCAACTTATGGGATTCCAATGCCAAAAAGGGAACACCTTCTAAAGGTTTAATGCAAACCATTGGAACGACGTTTAACGCCAATAAAGGCAAGGGCATGAATGACATTTGGAACCCAATTCATAATGCCGTAGCAGCCATTAACTACATTAAGGGCAGATATGGAACAGTCTTCAACACGCCGGGATTACGAAGTATGAGAAGAGGCGGCCCTTATAAAGGCTACGCAAATGGCGGATTGATTACTCAAGAGCAGGTGGCTAGAGTCGGTGAAGGAAACAAACGTGAATGGATTATTCCCGAGGAAAGAGGCATTCGCGGAAGGTATTTATTGACGCAGGCAGCTAAGGCACTTGGGATGCAAGTATATGATCCATCAAATGCATCTGCTCCTTTACCAGAAGCACAGATGCATCAGGTCACCTCAGCTCAGTCTACGGGTAGTACAACATCATCGTCAGGTAATAAACAAATCACGATTCAATTCAATGGAGATCAGCATTTCCATAATGGACAAGATCAGCAATCGCTAGTCGAAAAAATTAAACAAATGCTTGTAGATGAACTGGAAGTAGAGCTTCATACAGGAACGAAGGGGGTCGTGATCGATGGGTAAATCAGTATATCAATTGTGGATTTCCCAAGGAAAGGACAAGTTGCGATTCCCTGTCCTTCCATCCGAACTCGAAATCACAAATAACGTACAAAATGAAACAGTGAAGGTTGCCTCTTTTGGAGAACTGACTTTTATTGACGTACCATCGGCTAAACAAGTATCATTCACCTCATTATTTCCTAAGAAATATTCGCCGATTGCTGAATATAAAGGCATTCCATCACCAGAGAATGCAATTGCGAAAATTGAACGAATGATGCGTTCTAAGAAATCCGTGCGATTGATTGTAACTGGGACAAAAATCAACATGACGTGCAGCATTGAAAGCTTCACCCACAAGGAAGGGTCATATGATATTGGAGATCGTGAATTTACGATCGAGTTAAAGGAATATAAAACTGCATCGCCTAGGAAAATCAAACGAAAGAAAAAAGCAAAACAAACGAAAAAGAAACGGCCTTCAAAAACACCACCAAAAATGTACACCGTCAAAAAAGGAGATACGCTATGGGCCATTTCTGGCAGGTTTTATGGCGACAGTACAAAATGGCGGCGTATTTGGAATGCCAATAAGTTAGCGATGATTAAACGTAGCAGACGTAATATTAAGCAGCCGGGGCATTGGATTTTCCCTGGACAAAGGTTAAAAATACCACAATAGGGGGGCTGGCATTGATCGAGCTTTTTGCCATCAGAAGCGGCACCATGTATGAGCTTGTCACAGAGAGTGTGACACTTCAGGGGCAAAGGTATCAAGCCCCTCGCTCAATTCAGGCAAATATTATCACAAAGCAAGGCAGTCAAACTTATTACCGTGTCTCGGAAGGGGACACGGTTCTTTTTAAATGGAAAGGAAAAGAGCTTTTTAGAGGCATCGTTTTTTCCCGGACACCTGTTGAAGGGAAGATGACTTTTACCGCATACGATATGCTTCAATATTTGGTGAAAAACCAAGATGTCTATGTTTTTTCAAATCAAAGAGCAGATCAAATCTTAAGGCGGATTGGAGCTGACTTTCAAATTCCAATGACCTCAATCGCCAATACAGGACATGTCATCAAATCACTAGTCTTTAAAAATGATACGAGCCTGTATGACATGATATTGAAAGCATTGAAAGAAACGAAGCGGCAGACGGGAAGAAACTATCAAATCTATTCTGCTAAAGGCAAGATGGGGCTGAGAGCCTGGCCTGATCCAGAGGACGTATGGGTCATTGAATCAGGCGTCAATCTCATCAGCTATCAATACAGCACCTCGATTGAAGAGACAGCCACTCGTGTTAAGATGCGTACGTCTGCTGATGAACAGGGGAAAAATAAGAAAAAAGGCAGTAAATCCGAGATTGTGGTGATCGAACAGGATAAAGCCGGTCAGAATAAATACGGTATTTTACAGCATGTTGAGACAGTCACGGGGCAAATTAACCAGCCGCAGCTGCAAAAGAGAGCCAAAGTACGGCTGGCAGAGAAAAAAGGCGTCAAACAAGAAGTCAAAAGCATCCAAGCGCTAGGAATTCCTGAGCTGCAAAGCGGTCTCCCAATCTATTTGAAAATTCCTGAAATCAACGTAAAAAAAACTTACTGGATCGATCAAGACAAACATGAATTCAGTGGGGTGAAACACACCATGACCATTGATGTTGTTGAGAAAAATTCCATGCCAAAGGGTGATCAAGCGTGAGATTAAGTGAAGCGATTAAACGATTGGCAGTGAATGCAGTAGACGCAGAATCTCCAATCGATCTTGTCATTGGAGAAGTCACGGCAGTTTCCCCGCTGAGCATCCGATTAAATGAAAATCATAAGCTGATCATTCCAGAAGAATTACTGATTTGGCCGAAGCGCTTAAATAAGGGTGAGGATGATGAGCTGAAAAGAGGAGACAGTATTATGGTGCTTGCAATGGCAGGAGGACAGTCCTTTTACATCATCGACAAATTGTAAGGGAGGTGATGAACGTGGCACTTTCACCAGAGGAAGAAATCGAGGAAGTAGAAGAAGACGAAGAGGTTGAAACCTCGACGACGTATCGAATAGATTTTGAAACTGGCAGACTGACAGGCGAAACCATCTCAGGTATTGAAGCAATCCGGCAATTTATTTATATGACACTTAGGACAGAGCGGTATGCACATCCTATCTACAGTCACGACATTGGCACTGAAATTCAGGAGCTGTTGACGGATACAGAAGCCACGGATGAATACAAAGAAATGGAGATTCCAAGGCTGCTAGAGGAGGCACTGCTCGTTGACGAGCGGATTGATCATATTGAAGAGTTAGAGGTCACAAAGCAAAATGACTCGTTTCATGTCAAATTAGCTATTGTCACAGATGAGGGAACATTAGAAATAGAGGAGGTGATGGAGGGCGATGTTTGAGGAACAGACGTACGAAGCATTAATGGAAAGAATGCTGGACAGACTGCCAGATGATATAGATAAAAGAGAAAACAGCGTGATTTGGAATGCCTTGGCACCTGCTGCCGCTGAACTGGCCCAATCCTATATTTGGCTTGATCAAGTGTTTGAGCTGGTCTTTGCAGATACAGCACAAGGAGAGTTTCTAGATCGGCGGGCTGCTGAAGTAGGAATTGAAAGAAAACCAGCCACTAAAGCGGTTTGGTCAGCGGCCATTCAGCCAGAAAATATCAATATTCCAGCTGGCTCACGTTTTTTTATTGAAGACGTTTATTTCCAATATTCGAAGGATGGCACGCTAGAATGCGAGACACCTGGTAAAGCAGGCAATGTTCAATTAACAGATCAGCCGCTGCTGTCACTTGATACAATTCCAGGACTTGAATCGATTACGATGAAAGAACTGGTCATACCTGGTCAAGAGGAGGAAGATGACGCTTCATTATACGATCGATATTTAATACGTGCGAGGCGAGAGGCTGTCAGTGCCAACAGGGCGCATTATAAAAAATGGGCTGAGGAAGTAGCTGGTGTTGGCAGAGCGAAAGTGTTCCCGCTTTGGAACGGAGAAGGGACGGTCAAAATCGTCATCACAGATGGCAATCTAGATGTTGCATCAGACCTTCTTGTCAAAAGGGTACAGGAATATATCGACCCAGTGCCAGGTGAAGGAGAAGGACAAGCGCCTATCGGTTCAAAAGCAACCGTTGAAAGCGCCAAATGGCTGGATATCGACATAGAAGTGGCTGTCGAACTTCAAATGGACTGGACCCTTGAAGGAGCTCAGAAAGAAATAGAAGAAAAGGTCAAGACGTTGTTGAAATCAATCGCATTTGAAAAGAGTACCATTCGAATGTCCGCCTTAAATGATATTTTGTATCATTCAGAAAGTGTGTCAGATTATGCAGATGTGTTATTGAATGGCGAGTCGAAAAACTTAGTATTACAGGACATTGAGATTCCGCGTCTTAGGCAGGTGAAGGTTATTGAGCAAACAGGATGAAATGAAAAACTATTTGCCGCCATATTTTACAGAAATTTATGAAGTGGATCACCTGCTCAAGACAGAGGCACCGGAATTTGAGCAATTGGACGAATCCATTTTCGACTTAACGGATCAGTTCTTTCCTTTAACAGCGACATGGGGATTGAATAGATGGGAAAGGATGCTGAAGGTGCAGCGGGAATCAGATGATTCAATTGAACTGCGCAGGGCACGCTTACTCAATATGATGTCTAATATTCCGCCAATCACGTATCTTTCATTAGAGAAATCAGTGAATCGCTTTCTCAAGAATCCAAGTGCTGTCATCCGTCTCACAACCAATCGTTATCACTTCGCCTTACGTGTGAACCTTGATGATCTGCAAAACACGAGATATATTGTAGAAATTCTTGAAACGTTAAAGCCTGCTCACTTGGCTTATACGTTCACGGCTTTTCATCATACCGACGTACATGAAAAAAATGATCATCACGTGAGGCTCACACTGCGCAGCAGGGTGGGTTTTTTCGATCATATCCCGATTTTACTCAATGGTGAATTTGTCTTAAATGGTACGTTTTATCTCAGTGGAACACGAGGTACAACGGATGTGCCTGCTCGTTTTAGACATTCATTAAACATGAGAATGCGGCTTCAACATCAGTCAGAAACAGCACATCGCATGAACTATGTCATGACTGGAGCGGTACATGAAACGAAGCAAGAAGCGGCATTGACTTTACGCACAAAAAATCAGCTTCAGCATCAAACCAAAAAGAAGATGACATTCCGCCTGCCAGTACATGTCCAAACTGAGCAGGGTGGCAGCTTACTAATCAAGGACCATTACTGGATTCTTGATGGATCTGTTCCGCTGGACGGATCAAAAATGCTAGCAGCAACTTCTAAAAAAATAGATTTATAAGGAGGATCACAATGGCTGATCAATTAACCGTAACAACACTGTATGCACGTCAACAAATGGCAAAGGCAAGAGCAGAAGGAACAAAACTCACAAAAGTCGTCAAAATGGCATTTGGAAATGGGGGAACGAAGGATGGAAAACCGATCTCTCTCGACGGTACCGAACAAGCACTTAAAAAGGAACTAGTCCAAAAAAATATTGATTCATTTACCTTCATGGAACCAGCAAAAATTCGCTACACCTGCACAATCGCCGAAGGAGAACTGGCAGGAGAAGTGATCAACGAACTAGCACTTGTCGACGAAGACGGCAAATTCACCGCCATCCGCACCATGACAGACAAACAAAAAGACGGCGACATTGAATTTGTTTTTGAGATTGATGATATTTATTAATGGAGGGAAAATGAAGTGGACATAAAATCACCTTTACCGTTTGAAACCACTGACAAAGCCCATGCCAACTTGTTTAACCAGATGGTCGACACACTTGTAGAGAACGATCATGCACTCAGTAGACAGATAGAAGGAATCACAAATGAAAGTTTGTTCATCTTAACAGGTGATCATGCCATTCAAGATGCATCAGTCAGCGGTGAGCAATATCCAAATGGGATTACGTTCATGGCTATAGCCAATGATACTGGATATCCTACAAAATTAGGTTTTGTGAAGAACGAAAAAATGAATGAGTATCGTTTTGTACAATATTATTATGGCAACGGTAATGAAACAAATAGTTATTTTACTAGTACTGGTATTTGGTTTAGACAATGGTATATCGCTTCTGGGTGGACTGAGTGGCACAAAATCTCTGGTTTTCTTCATACGAACATTGGTACAACTGGGAAGCAGCTGCTTAATAATGCTGAGCGACAAAAAATCCTTTTTAATCGAAAAATCAAAGATAGTCACAATAATTTTGATATAAAAAATAGTCGTTTTATTTGTCCGGAAAACGGAATGTACCTAGTAAACGCTGGAGTTTATATTGAGACGTTTCAAATGTATGCAAACTTTGAGCTGTCTATCTTTTTAAATGGTAAAAATTATAAAAATATATCTCATTATAGACATCTCCCTGCCACACCCTCTGAAACAGCAAAACTTGATATAGGTTTATATGGAGCTGCGAATGTTCCAGCGAATAAAGGAGATTACATTGAAATCTACATGTATATAGGCTATGCGGGAAATTCCGATCGTTATATATCTGATAATTCAGGTTGGTACAACTATTTCGATATTACAGAATTAGGTGGCCGCAATTTCCCGAGAGTGTAGGAGGGTTCTGATGATTTTATATGAAGCCATTAAGTATAAATACCCTAGTGCGGACCCGCAAAAGGATTTTGAACTAAGAAATGACGGCGACGGTTCGTATATAAATGAGTGGTATCTAGATGTGCCAAAGCCAACGGTAGAAGAGTTGAAAAAATGGTGGGAGGAATCTCAAACCAATCCGAGGTATCAACCCCCTCTTCCACTAGATTATCTAGCGCAAGAAGTAGCAAAAGAAAAGTTGATGAGGAAACAACTTGAACACAAATGTGATCTTCTAACAAACGAACTAAAAGCGCTAAAAAATGAGATCCTTTTCAGTAAAGGAGAGGGTGAAACATGAATTATTGGGTCATGGCATTATATTTCCAATGGGTGACACCTGAATTGGTCAAAGAAGCAGTTGAATTAGGTGATTGTTCTATGGAAGATCTAAATGCAGGATATGAGCAAAGGATGCTCACTTTAGAGCAGCTGAAAGAAATAGAACCAAGCATAGATTTGAAAGGAGAATGATCATGGAGATTAAGACACCACGCACTTTTAAAACAACTGATAAAGCCCATGCTGATCTATTTAATGACATGGTTGAGGCCTTTCTTGACAATGATGTGGGTCTATTAGAAGCAATCAATCAACATATGAAAGATATAAATCCACATGCATCTGAAGCAGAAAAGAAGAAATGGAACGATTCTCAGAGCTATAAGATTACAGCGGATAATGGAAGTCAGTTAATTAATGTGCCAGCTGATACTAAGATTTTTGATGCGATAAAAGGGAAAGGAACGTGTACTTTTTACGCAGTTTCTGGAGTAGAAGATTCCCCAGCAAATATTTCATTGAGAGGATTACAGACAGTAGGTCAAGATAACATTGGTACTGGCTTTGCTGTAGATATTGCTGGTAATGCTTATAGTTTTTACTATAATGCTGCAGATACCGCTATTAACTGGACAAAGCTCCCTTCAAATGCTGAAAGAAATAAATGGAATGATGGACAATTATCTAAGATCACCTCAGATAATGGAGGGGTGATTCTATCTGTTTCTGATGGTGAAGATTTACTCGAAAAGGTTGTTTCTTTAGGCCCGAAGCATGGTACATTTTATGCCACAGGTAAAGCATTAAACAGCCCAACAATAAGATCTTGTCGTGGTATGTTTCATTTTACTTCTCAAGATAGTAATGGAAAAGGTACATTTGGATGGGTCATAGCAATAGATTATAACAATTACATGTATACAAACTATCTTGATTTAAATTTGGGGTGGCAAGGCTGGAAACGTGTTTTAACAAAGGAGGATATGGATAATACTTCTTTTGTTGATACGTATGATCTCGATAATTCTTCTGTATCAGCCGTTGAAAACGTTCCAACAAAACTGAATTTTGGTGATACAAGATCAGACGATTTAGGAGAGTATAATCGTTCGCGCGCTGAAATTACACTGAAAAACAATGGTCTGTATTTAATTAGGCTTTATCTTAATAGCAATAACATTCCTGTTGGATCAGATAGCATTTTGTCATGTTATGTGAATGGTACAGAATTTCAACGATTAGGTAATTGGAATCCTGTTATCTCATCAAGTATATGTGTATTGTACCTTCAACAAAAGTTTAAAGCAGGAGACAAATTAACATTTTATATTACACCCAAAAACACTGGGAGAACCATTACGGTAAATAGAGCTTATGTTACCTTGTCACAGCTAAGATAGGATTGAAAGTGTGTGAACAAATCGGAGGTAGCTGTCGTTCAAAACTTAATGACACAAGGTCCACTGGATTCTGTTTTATGTGCATAATACAACAAAGGAACGAGAACATAAGTTCAATGCATAACATCGTCTAAATAATAATAGTTTTTTGAAAGGAGAAAAAGATCATAAAAACACCTCAACCTTTTAGGACGAGCGATAAGGCTCATGCAGATCTCTTTAACAATCTAGTGAATATTTTGATTGAAAATGATCAGGAACTATTAGAACAATTCAACCTTCATACGGGAGATACAAACCCTCACGTCTCTGGTTCAGAAAAGAAGAAATGGAATGAATCACAGCTATATAAACTAACAAATGATAACGGGTCCCAATTGATTAATATCCCTGCTGGTGGCAGTATCTATGAGGAAATTAAAGCGCTAGGTGCTTGCTCATTCTATGCCCCAGGAGGATCTGGAGTAGTTGATTCTCCTGCTGTTGGAAATGCGGCATTAAGAGGCTTTCAATTTGTAGGCCAAAATAATATTGGAGTAGGAATTGCAATTGACACATCAGGCAACTCATTTTGTTTTTCCTATCATGTAAAAGACATTGGAATCAACTGGGTGCAAATGCCGACTCAAAATGAGAAAAACAAATGGGATGCGGGACAATTATCTAAAATCACTGCTGATGATGGAAAAGCTTTTGAAAGAATTAATGCAGATGATCCTAGTATTTTAGATAAATTGATAAAATTGCCTGGAGTTCACTCATGGTACATCCATGAAGCACATCCAGATCTTCCGACAAGAAGTTCCATGAGGGCTTTGTCTGTTTTTAGTGAAAATACCTACGGCTGGGTCATCGGTGCAAACAATACAGGAGATGTCTATATTAACCGTTCTACAACTGATGTAACAGGTACCCAACAAGAGTGGAGCGGGTGGAAACGTCTCAATGACCATAACCTATTAAACTCAAAGGGATTAAGACTTTCAATGCCAATAGGTACCGATATTTTAACGCTGCCATCCGGATTTTACTTTGCTGTTGGATCTAATGTTTTAAATATGCCTGTCGATAATGATTCTTCTTGGTTTAATATCGATATCTTAGAAACTGTAAATGGTAGAAAGACTATTCATATCATTAGAAGTTATGACAACACTCATTGGTTTGGTACTGTTCATACTGACGGTGTTTTCAAAGGGTGGAAAAAAATAGTAACTGATGCTGATTTTGAAAGTGTCAAGTGGCTAGATGTCACATTAGATAATGGTTCTTCTATTGGTGACAGACCAGTTCAATATGTTAAATGGGGAAACTTATTATTGTTGAGAGGTCATCTAGTAGCGAATAGAGAAGTTATTTGTGGTAAAATTCCAATTAATGGATTACCTGATAAAGGCATAGTAGTATCAGTACCAGTATCGGGTACAACCGGTCATAGTAAATTATATATATATAAGACAGGAGAGCTAAAATTAACCGGTTTACATGCAGTGAATAACAGTGCAGTAACTGGATACTATTTAGACACAGTCGTCCCATTAAATTAAGGAAGTGATAAAGATGATACAAGCCTATGAATACAATCATCAAAATGAATTGGTCAGACCTATCGAAGTGTTCGAAAGGGATGATGAAGGTAATTATGTCATTCCAGATCAATGCACAACAATTGCTCCACCCAATAATCCTTCTTTTTATAAAGCTGCTTTTGATGTGGAAAAACAACAATGGTATGAATCAGCGACACAGGAGTATATAGATAGCCTAAAACCAGCCCCTCTCCCGCCAAATGATATAGAGCTTTTGAAAAAACAAAATGCTTTGTTATCAAAACAATTAACGCAGCTATTTGCTATTTTTAAAGGAGCTGAATCAGAATGATGTTTCCGACTGTAGCAGATATCAAACAATTTTGGGACTGGCAATGTTACGGCCCAGAGGACATTGCATTTTATGTAAGCATTGGCTGGATTTCGGCAGATGACTATCAAGACATAACAGGAGACAAATACGAAGCCTAATGGCTTTATTTTTTTGCCGGAAAAAAGGTGATTCCGATGGCGTTAAAAAACTAATAAATCATAAATTATTCTCAATCTCATTGAAACAAAGGAGAGAACAAATTGGATATAAAAACTCCTCGTTCTTTTGAAACGAGTGATAAAGCTCATGCTGATCTATTCAACGATATGTTGAAAACATTGCTTTATAACGACACTGGTATATCAGAACAATTAACTCTTCATATCGATGATTCTAGCCAACACTCTTCAGAAGTAGAAAAAAAGAAATGGAATGAGTCGCAGCTGTATAAAATTACAGGAGATAATGGAGTACAACTTTTAAATATTCCTGTCGGCTCAAAAATTTATGACTCAATTAAAGACAAAGGGACATGTACATTTTATGCGCCCAGTGGAATAGAGGATAGCCCTTCACAATTCGCCATTAGAGGGATACAGACAGTGGGACAAAATAACATTGGAACAGGTTTTGCGATAGATACATCAGGCAATGCATATTACTTCTACTATAATTCTAGCCATTTATCTATCACTTGGACTCAGATTCCGACAGCAGCTGAAAAAGATAAATGGAACAACAGTCAGCTTCATAAAATAACAAGGGATAATGGTCAACCCTTTTATAAAAGTATAGGTGAGACCACCGACTATAACGAAATTACGGAAACAGGAATGTATCTCGTTTATAATGCAGGTCTAAATGGTCCAAAAGAGATCAAAAGGGCGTTTATGATTGTTATCAGTTATGGGAATACCCTGCTACAAGCTATCTATGATGCAGTCAATGGTCTGAACTCTTTTTATAGAATCAGGAAGACTGACTATACATGGACTGAATGGGAAAGGCAGCTCACAGTTAAAGATTTAAATGCTATTCAAGCATTTCCTATTACCAATCCAGATGGTTTTGGAAAATTTCACATAATCAATTCTGTTGATTTTCATGACATACTACCTCGTTATAAAGGTTTTGTTCATTTCACCTCAGACACATCAGCTATTAACGGACCAGGTGTTGCTTTACGAGGGGTTTGGGTATGTAATAGTGCAGGAAACTACGGTTCTATTATTGCTTTTGATAATCTCGGCCGAACATGGCGAAAAACAGTTGTAAATAGCGTATGGTCAAAATGGGAACGTTTGTTAACCAGCGCAGAGCAAATAGAATGGAAATCCCCGACAACAATAATAAACGGATGGAAACAATACGGCACTCAAAAAGTGCAATTTTATAAGAATCCATTTGGAGAGGTAGAGTTAATTGGTTCTATTACAGGGGGGACTATCGGTTTTGAAGTACCTGTTTTTACATTGCCAAGTGGTTATCGTCCTATACAGGGAATGCATTTCATAGGGGTAGCATCTAGTATTGGGGCTGGTTCAACACCACAAACACACAGAACACATATTGATACTGATGGTAATGTGTATATACAAAGTGTCTCCAATTCAACAAACCCAAATGAATTTATTACTTTCGGCTTTAAATTCATGGCGGCACAGGAGGGATGAAATGAACTGGATATATAAATACGACGAAAAATTCAATTACCTTCCAGGGGAAGAAATAGAAATTGAAGAGGATGCAGACATCCCAAAAGGATATACAGATGTAAGACCTCAAGATGGTTTGTACAAAGGTAAATACAATGAAACGAAAAGAGCATGGTATGAGTCGGCAACACAGGAATACATTGATAGCTTGCAGCCAAAACCGCTGCCACCATCAGAAATTGATCTATTAAAACAGCAAAATGCTGATCTGCTTCAGCAGCTGTCAGAGTCAGAAAAGAGAGTAGAAGAACAATCAAAAACAATATCAGAACTTATCATGTTGCTGAATGAAAAGGGGGTCATTTAATTGGATTGGTTCCGTAGTATTTCATTGTTCTATCAATGGAAGTGTTATGAAAATGAAGATGTAGCAAAATTTGTTCGTTTCGAGAAGATTACGCCGGAACAATACAAAGAAATAACAAAAGAAGAATATCCAACAAACGCTGAATAGGCGTTTTTATTTTGCCTTCTTTAAAGACGCGCAAAGTGAGGGAGTAGGTGAGTGCAGTGGAAATGGATTTGACTCAATATTTAATGACACAAGGACCGTTTGCAGTGTTGTTTTGTTGGGTGCTGTTTTACGTATTAAACACAACAAAGGAACGAGAAAACAAGCTCAATGAGCAAATCGAGGCGCAAAATGATGTGTTAGCAAAGTTTAGTGAAAAGTATGACGTCGTGATCGACAAACTCGACAAAATAGAACGAAATTTAAAATAGGAGGAAAGATCATGAAAACATTCGACAAAGGCACTGTGATTCGCACAGTGCTTCTTTTTATTGCTCTGATCAATCAAACGCTTGTCATGTTTGGACAGACGGTGCTGCCGATTAGTGAGGAGCAAGTACAAACCGCAGGTGAGGCACTTTATGTGGCAGGTTCTACAATTTTTACTATGGTCACAGCGGTTATCGCTTGGTTTAAAAATAATTATGTGACCTACAAAGGACAATTACAAAAAGATGCTCTGAAACAAAGAGGGCTAACAAAATAATACTTGAAGGAGAAACGACATGGTGAAAATCATTCAAGCATTGATCCCAAAACAACATCGCAACAGACCAGGAAACACGATGAAGCCGCTCTATATTACAGTGCATAATACGTCAAATAGTGCAAAAGGTGCTAATGCGGCCAGTCATGCAGCGTTTGTTGCACGTTCAAGTACCGGTGTCAGTTGGCATTACACTGTTGATGATCAGGTGATTTATCAGCATTTACCGTTAAACGAAAACGGCTGGCATGCAGGGGATGGCAGAGGCACCGGCAATATGAAGTCAATTGGAATTGAAATTTGTGAAAATGCAGACGGTAACTTTGAACAAGCAGTCGAAAATGCCCAATGGCTCATTCGCAAGCTGATAGGAGATTTGGGGATTCCTTTATCAAATGTAGTGCCTCATAAACATTGGAGCGGGAAAGAGTGTCCAAGGAAACTTCTCGGACGATGGGATCAGTTTAAAGCTGGCATAGCCACAGCGCATACCGGCAGCAAAAGCACAAGAAAACCAGTTCAGGCAGAAAGCTTGAGCCACAAAGCACCCGCTTCCAAACAGAAATCGTCAAACCTGCCATCTGGCATTTTAAAAGTAACCAAGCCCTTAACAAAAGGCCCTCAAGTCACTGCTGTGCAAAAAGCCTTATCATCCCTCTATTTTTACCCAGACAAAGGGGCAAAAAACAACGGGATTGACGGCTATTATGGACCGAAAACAGCGAATGCAGTCAAGCGGTTTCAGCTCATGAACGGCTTAGCGGCAGACGGAATTTACGGACCGAAGACGAAGAACAAAATCGAACAATTGCTGAAGAAGTGACGATCTATAAAAAGTGCTATCAGCAAGTGAGGAAATGCTTCCTTGCTGATAGCTAACAAAAAATGACATCATGTGTGATATAATCAACCAAATCACTATCATGAGAGGAGAGAAAAATGAAAAAAGAACTGTTCCAAATCATCATGCTGTCAGCGTTACTCATCTATTTCATTTATCACGGAATGACGAGCGATTTTCCTGTGTCCTATACAATCATTCTCATCCTAACTTATCTTTCTGTGATTACATACCGCATCATAAATTGA